AAACTCCAGCTACTACTTTAGATGGTTTGACGGATACAGTTTTATCTTCCCCCGCAAATGGAGAAGCTTTGCTGTACGATGGATCTGACTGGGTAAATCGATCTATACCAGAACCACTTAGTCCTTTTCTTTTGGGGGGAATGTAGTGACAGCTTTACCGTGGAAATTATGCGGGTATCGGGTATTTGTATCGTGAAGATCTTGATGCATTTATTCCACCACAACCATTTGACTCTTGGATTCTTAATGAATCTATTTATTCATATGAAGCACCAGTTCCATACCCTGAAGATGGTGAACCATATACCTGGAATGAAGAAACTACTTCCTGGGAAGCTATTCCTGCCGAGTAGTTTTCTAGCACATAGCTAGTTCTTGTATTCTTAAACTATTATAATGATATAATAGGTTTATGCTTAATGTTATAAAAAATACCTCTTATTTTAAGGTATTTGGTGATCAATAATGCCCCTGCCAATATCTTTGAGATTTAGAGGAAATAACAAGGGCTTTGTTGAAATTCAGGGTACTGGTGGAGTTATTACCAATGCCGCTGGATATAGGTATCACACCTTTATTGGCAACGGAACCTTTACAATGGTCACCCGTGGAACAGTTGAATACATAGTAGTTGGTGGTGGTGGAGGCGGAGGCGCACTCAGTGACCCAGGTGGAAGTGGTATCGGCGGTGGCGGTGGTGCAGTTGTTCAAGGAGAAGACTTCCTTGAAGCCGGCAACTATTCTATTTCTATAGGTGGCGGTGGTCGGGGAAACTCCGGAAGAGACCCACACCCCCCAAGAAGGGTTTATATCTCTAGTTCAACTTCTGGTGCGGGTTCCTCATTTAATGGAATAGTCGCCCCGGGTGGTAGAGGAGGAAACCAGGGTGGATCTTCTGGAAATGGATTCACCAGAGGTTCTGGAGGATATGCTGGTAACGCTGGTGGTGCGGGTGGATCAGCAGGAAATGGTTCAAATTTTACCGGAGGACCTGGAACTAATCTTTCGGCCTGGGCTTCGGCAACTGGGACTGGATCGTCTGGACATTATGCTGGTGGTGGTGGTGGCTCTGGTGGAAGATGGGAATCTCGTGGCGGCAGCGGTGGCATCGGCGGAGGGGGAAAGGGGCCAAGAGGTTCTGGAGGTGACGAGGACCTTAGACAAGACTCCCCTACTGCTGGAGCAGCTAGAACAGGTTCTGGAGGAGGTTCTGGTTTTTACGGACAAAACTCTTTTGTTAGGGCAGGTGCCAGCGGCGCTTCGGGGATAGTTATTGTTAGATATCGTGTATATACATAGCACCATTTGTGTTAAAATTAGGTAGGAGAATACATGACAACATCCCTTAATCTTTATGCAACTAAAGTATTTTCAGAGCAGCCACTATCACTTTGGGCACTTGACGATACTACTGACTACATTGCACTGATTACCCCTGAAAATCAAAATTTAGCAAACTGGACCATTTCTGGTGCAACCGCCGTAAATGCAAAATCTGGAGCACCGTTTTCAGAAGATCCTACAAGGTCACCATTTAGAGAATCTTATACCAGTGGAATGATTGAATCTACTGCAAATTCTGGTACAATTTCTTTAAAAAGTCCAGGGCTTATTCAGCCATCAGATATTAACGCTGACTTAGGATCTTTTGCCATTGGGGCATACTTTTTTACTTACGATAGAACGGTAAGCATTAGGCTGGGGTATGAGTATACAGATCCAGATACCTTAGAAGACTTTGAACTTATTAGAAGTTCGTCAGTACCAGTTCAAAGGCAATGGGCGTTTGTATCTCAAACATTTTCTTTACCCGAAAGTTTTAAAGACTTAAAGTTTATAATTGAGGTTTCTTATGTTTTGGATCCAGAAGACCCATATGTTGTTCCATATGAATTTGCCGTTAACGGAATAAACGTTGGACAATGGGCAGAAGAATTTCACCTAGAATCTTTGGGGGTAACTCCACAAGACCTACCATCTAATATCAACATTGACTCAAAAGGAGTAGAGGCTTTACCCTATGGACTTGATGGAGCCAATGGGTACTATCTTTCTAGAAACAATGAACTGTTTGCAAAAAACTCTGGACTACCGCTAGTCTATGGAGCCTTTAACAGTACCGTAATATTTCCAAATACTAACAGACCATCTTTGATATTACCTGGTTTTGGTTTTATGAATCAATCTGGTCAGTACAAAAGTTTTACCTTCGAGTTTTGGGCAAACATTCAATCTAACTCAATTGTGTCAAGAAAAATCTTTGGACCAATAGCATCAGAGGATGGAGTTTATGTTGACGGACCATTCTTAAAGTTACGTGTGGGAGAAACTCTTGCTTCTCATTACGTTGGTGAATGGAACAGGCCAATGCTTTTGGACGTAAGAGTGTCTTCAAAAGCCGCAAGCTTAGTTCTTAATGGAGAAGAGGTTTTGTCTTTTATTATAGACGAAAACTTGTTAAGCTTCCCTGAAAAGTTTGATGAGCTTGGTAATGATCAGGACTGGTTAGGCTTTTATGCTTACGAAGATGTACCGCTGATTCAGCTAGACTGTGCTGGAATATACCCATATGAAGTGCCAGCAATTGTAGCAAAAAGAAGATGGGTGTACGGCCAGGGTGTAGATATTCCAACAAACATTCAGGGCTCTACCACTGCAAACTCGGTATTTATAGATAATTCGTTTAGTAATGCTGCAAAGAATTACTCATACCCAAAGGTTGGAAGATGGAGGAATGGTCTAATAGAAAACCTTATACCAGAAGAGCAACAGCTATCTTTACCAAGCTATTCATTGCCGACTTTGACTTTTAGTAATAAAACTAATCAAGAGTGGTACCTTGATAGCGAAGCTGCCCAGGGCATTACTGGAAACAAGTTCATATCGCTAAAGCCAAATTCTGAATGGGAATCTACAGAAGGCCATATTCTTTTTGATAATCTAAATATTCTTTTGGATGATACAAAATGTTTTTATGGAATTTTTGAAATAGAAGCTCTTAGCCCAGACAAGCAAATACTTTTTGAACTTGTAAACGAAAGTAAGGGCGCAAAGCTAACCATAGCACTTGAAAAACAAACAGATCCTATAGTTGACTATATTGTTACCTACACACTAAGCTACAAGGTTCGTAGTGGAGCAACAGAAGAAAAATTGCTCTACTACTCTTATCAGCCTATCGAAAATGATTTATTCTTAGTTGGGTTGCACCTGCCAAGATTTACGACATATTTAGGACAAATGGTTTCATCTTTTTTTGGAAATAGACAGGGAATTAAAGTTTTTGTGGGGGGTAGCTCAGCACTTACAAATACCTTTCAGGGTAAAATATATAGAGTTGGGTTTTCTACCGAAAGAAACTTAAAAAAGATAGAGTCTTTGTTTTCTGATAGAGGAGTGCCAACAGACTACGAAAATGTTTTTGACTATTATGCTAGTGAAATACTTTACGACGGTGGCACCGCATACACAGATTCCTGGTTGTTGTCGTTGGATGGCGGAGATCCGTATGACTTCTCAGTAGAAAATGCAGAGTCTCACCTTGCAACATACACCCTTCTACCAAAGGTTGAGCTAGGAAAGTACATCTTAGATATTGGCGTAGATTCCTACTGGGAAGACTACTTACCACTTAGCTATTTTGGAAAGTATGTTGCTGATGCAAGCAATAAGAAAAAATTTCAGTTTGATTTCCTACAGCTAAACTTAGACTACCCAAGATTTGAAAGATTTAGCGGTAGCAATTATGACACAACTAATTCAATGATAAAAACATACGTAACTTTTCAGTATACGGCAAGTGGGGCAAACACAACATACTCAAGCTTTACTAATGTCGTTCCACTATCAAAAGACGGAGTGGTATATCCACAATCAGATGAGTGGCTGAATTCAAAATACGAGGTGGCAGATGACACAATAATTTATCCTCCACCCGGAATAAACTTTAAAAGTTTGTCTATAAGTATTAGCATTGAGATGAGTGTCCCTGGTATTATTTCCAATCCACTTAAAGTTAGATCGTTACAACTTTCGTCACAAGCTTTTGGATTTTCCCCTACAAGGATTGGTACGAGGCTAGGGGCAGAAATATATCCATACAGAAAAGTTGGCAGCTACTACGACTACAAGTCAGTAAGTCCATTTAGTACTTATAAGGGGAGCACTCCATATCTATATATGACTGCAAAAAGTGGCATCAAGCTTAGAGGAAATTTCTCCACATCAAACAGTTTAGGAATTTCTGTACCAATAAACAAAAAATTTAACTCATTCTTTAAAGTCAGTGCAATGCAAATAGCCTTCCGTTATGACGAACAGCTATTCCCAGAAGCTCCAGCACAAATTTTTGAAATTGAAGATAAGGGCAAGGTCATAAAGTTTTACCTTGTAAGGGAGTCGTCTAATTCTGAGCGTGGATATATATTTGCAATTAATAATGATACAGGACAAGTAGATCCAACAGTAATTTATAACATTGATGGAAGATCGGTAAACAAAGCATCAGTTAATCCAAGGTCTTGGGTAATGTTAGGCCTTTCATTCCAAGATCCGCTAGACTTTTCTCAGTTTGCCGGGGCTTTTAGAATTACAAATCCTCTTCTTGTCAATAACATTTCTTATTATCAAATCACACAACAAGATGAAGCCCAGAGGTTTTCCTTTCGTAAATGGTATGCCATTAGGTCAGAGCCAGACAATCCGCTTGAGTGGGAGTTCTGGAAGACATGGAAAGACAGCGTTGAGGGTGAGTCCTCTATCTGGCAAGCAGCGCTATTCCTTAATCAGGCAGAGCAAACTGTCCTAGACCCCGGTAAAATTTACAAACAATATACTGGTACAGACAGAATTGTGGTTCAGGATGAAGCAATCTTAAGGCTAAACAACTATAGGTATAGTACATTTAAGGATGTGCGGTGGACCAGGCAGATCCTAGACTCTGCATAATATGGTATACTAGTGGTTATGAAACAATCAAAACCAAAGTTTCCTGGTCAAATTGGTGAAACAAAAATGCGTGTAGTAGAAGAAAACTTTTCTAACTTTGGAACCTACGTCTGGCATAAGCCAAATGGTAAGGCTTTTACAGATGGAAGTGGTAACGCTTTGTCTATTGAGTCCGTAAGGGGAGACGGTGTAAGAATCAAAGAACTCGAAGATGCCGCCAAGTATTGGGGGCAGCCAGAAGGCTCTGCAAAGTTCTACTCTAACATGAAAAAGATTTCTGAAGAAGACCACAGTGAGCAGCTTGACAGAATGAAAAATGGCTTGCTTCCAAACATGAATGACATTGGAGCAATCATTGCTGCCAAGCAAAGTTTACAACAGCATGGGGATGAGGGCTAATGTCACAAGAGTGGAATATTGGAGCAAGTCTTGACGAACTGACCGAACAAGACGATAGCTTTAAAAGACAAGATCCTTTTGATAAAAGCTGGGATTCTTTAAAATCCTACAACAACCTTGACAATAACTTTAAGCGTCGTTCTACTAGAATAGCAAAAGCTTTAGATATGCCACCTAGTGATGCATACATTAGAAGTGCCCGTGCAAATCAAACAGGCATGGACATTTCACAATCTAAAGAGATTAATCCTGGAGATGTATTTCGTAATGGATATGGCATGTTTGATGTCATTACTCCTCCTTGGAACCTTTATGAGCTTGCAAACTATTACGACACATCTTTTGCTAACCACGCTGCAATTGATGCAAAGGTAGAGAATATTGTTGGACTAGGATATGACTTTCAAATATCAGAAAGAACAATGCTTAAGCTTGAAAACAACGAAGACCGAGAGGTAGTAAAAAGAGCTCGTAATAGAATTGAAAGAGCTAAGATTGAGATGCGTGATTGGATCGAAAATCTTAATAACGAAGAATCCTTTACTCATACACTAATGAAGTTTTACACAGACGTTCAGGCAACAGGAAACGGATATCTAGAAATTGGAAGAACTACTAAAGGTGAAATTGGCTACATTGGACATATTCCATCAACAACAATGCGTGTGCGCAGACTGCGTGACGGGTACGTTCAAATAATTGGAAATAAGGTCGTATACTTTAGAAATTTTGGGGCAAAGAATCAAAACCCTATTACCACTGATTCTCGTCCAAATGAAATTATTCAATATAAAGAGTACTCACCGTTAAATACCTTTTATGGAATTCCAGACATTATGTCTGCCATTTCATCTTTGCATGGAGATCAACTAGCCTCACAATATAACATTGATTACTTTGGCAACAAGGCAGTCCCCAGATATGTTGTAACCCTTAAAGGTGCGAAGCTTTCTCCAGACGCAGAAGACAAGATGTTTCGTTTCCTACAAACAAGCCTTAAGGGCCAGTCACACAGAACTCTTTATATTCCATTACCAGGAGATTCCGATGGCAACAAGGTAGAGTTTAAGATGGAGCCAATTGAAAGCGGTGTGCAAGAGGCTTCCTTTAAAGAGTATAGAACACAGAATCGTGACGATATCCTTGTTGCCCATCAGGTACCCTTGTCTAAAATTGGTGGCGGTGACTCGGGGTCAATTGCATCTGCATTAGCACAAGACAGAACATTTAAAGAGCAAGTTGCGAGACCAGCTCAAAAGAATCTAGAAAAAATGATCAACCAAATGATCAAAGAAAAAACAGACATTCTAGAATTTAAGTTTAATGAGCTGACTCTGACTGATGAAATTGCTCAGTCTCAAATTTTGGAGCGGTACGTAAAGACACAAGTAATGACACCAAATGAAGCAAGGCAACAGCTAGGACTTCCACAAAGACCAGATGGAGACGACCCATTCGAAATGACGCCTCGTCAAGCAACAGATATGAGAGCAAATACTGCACAGAATCGACAGAGAGACTCTGAGCGTACAAACAATCAGTCTGATGGGCCAGCAACGCTGACTGGGAGAAATCCAAGTGGCGAAGGAAACGCCTCAGAATAAAAAAATATTTATCTTTTATAACATTTTTATAAAAAAGAGTATATAATGGAGCTAGTATGACTATATCAAAATGCACCGTAGACGGTTTCCTAAATTTAAAACGCAGAAACGGAACTAAAACCCTTTACTGCGAGATGCACTATGCAAGATTTTTGCGTAATGGAGAATTTGGTGTTTCTCAAAAAATTAAAATTGCATCCGCAGGACTTTTTGCAGACGACATCTCTAGAATTTTTTCTCTTGCAGATTACTTAATAATGGATCGGAGTTTGCAAAATGTTTAATATCGACAAATCAGATACAAAACTAGACGGAAACGACATACATCTTTCCATGCCATTTTCAAAAGTAGACAAAGAGCGTAGACTTGTCTCTGGTTTTGCAACAACAGATGCAGTAGATAAGCTAAACGATATTGTTACCTCAGAGGCTTCTTTGGAGGCTTTTTCAAAATTTAGGAAAAATATTAGAGAAATGCACCAGCCAGTTGCTGTTGGAAGAATGATTTCTTTTAAGCAAGATAAATATTTTGATGTAGAAACTAAAAAGTTTTACAATGGTGTTTATGTTTCTGCTTACATTTCTAAAGGTGCTCAAGATACTTGGGAAAAGGTTCTAGACGGAACCCTTACAGGATTCTCAATTGGTGGTAAGATGCTTAAGTGGGACGATGCTTATGACGAAAAGGGGGGTAGTCAAATTCGTATTATTAAAAAATATGATCTGGTAGAGCTTTCTTTAGTTGACTCCCCCGCAAATCAGTTTGCTAACATTTTGTCTATTGAAAAAGTAAACGACGTAGACGTTCTTAAGGGAGATGGCGTAGCTGATTTAGAAAATGTTTTCTGGGATTCAGACTCAGGGTTGGTAATGTTATCCGATAATGAATCAGAAGCTCACCCTGTATCCGGAACTCAGATGAAAAACATTGGGTTTGTAGAAAAATCTGATGCAGAAAAAACAGACATGATAAAGTTCTTGGTTGATAGTGCTAAAGGCATTAATACAATTAAGATGACAAAGGAGGTAAGTCCTATGACTGATGAAACCACTAACCTCGAAGAGGTTGTAGAAAAATCAGATGAGGTCGCTCCAGAGGCAGATGCCAAAACTGAAGAGGTAGTCGAAGAAGTATCCGAAGAGGTTACTGAAGAGAATGCCGAAACGGAAGAAGTAGAAGCTGAAAAGGCTGATACTGTTGACGTAGACGTTGAAAAGTCTGACGCCGCTGAAGTAGAGGTCGAAAAGGCTGATACTCCAGAAGCAGAGGCAGGGGTATCAAAGTCTGATGAGGTAACTGTAGATGCAGTTTCTGAAATCAAAGACACAATTACATCAGCCTTTAGCGATCTAGCAGACACTGTAAAAGCATTACATGCCGAAGTGGACGCACTAAAGAAATCAATTACTGGAGTATCCGAAGAAGTCTCTGCAGCCAAGCATGAGATTTCTGAAACAAGGGGCCAGTTTAATGAGTTTGGAAAGAGGGTCGACGCTGTAGAGCAAGACACTGCTTTCCGCAAATCTGGCGATCTAGGCGAGATCGTACAGGATCAACCTGAAACAAAGGTTGAAAAATCCCTATGGGGCGGTCGTTTCCTCAAAGCAACCGACTTATTTAATTAAGCAGATAAAATCACTTAGGAGGTGACAATATGTCGGAAGAGATTCAAAAAAATAATCCAGACACCGCAGGTGATGACTCAGGGCGCTATAACGCTGAGGGTGCATTCGCTTCAGGTGGAATTGGCGGAGTATCTAGTCCTGGTGCAGACACACTAGGAAACATTCCTACCGCTAGCTTTGGTGTGACAACGGGTCCAAATGCTGTAAATCCATCAGGAGATGCAGCAAGTGGTATCTTGCGTCCGGAACAAGCGCGTCGTTTTATTGACTACGTGTGGGATGGTACTGTTCTCGCCAAAGACGGTCGTCGCGTAACTATGCGTGCAAACACCATGGAACTTGAAAAAGTTAACGTGGGTGAGCGTGTTATTCGTGCGGCATCACAGGGTATTGGTGACTACACCAACTCTGGCGCAACCTTTTCAAAGGTGGAACTTACTACAAAGAAGATCCGTCTTGACTGGGAAGTCAGCGCTGAGGCACTAGAAGACAACGTCGAAGGTGCAGCTCTAGAAGATCACTTGGTTCGTTTAATGACAAACGCTTTTGCGAATGACATCGAAGACCTAGCGATTAATGGTGACGGTGCCACTGGTAACTTCTTGTCCATCATGGACGGGTTTGTTAACAGGGTAAAGACAGGCGACGGACACGAGTACGTTGCTACCATTACTGACAACGCTTGGACTACAGAGGTTATGCAAGGACTACTCCTTTCAATGCCTCGCAAGTACCGTGCACTTAAGAACAACCTTAAGTTCTACGCGGGCACTGATGCATTCCAGGGCATTGTTAAGAACAATGGTACTCTTGCAGACGCAATTGCTGAGGCATTCGCTGGTACTCCAGCGGGTACAGAGCGTAACCGTCAGGCATACCTTGACGGACAGGCTCAGACACTGGGGACTGCTCGCAGCACCCGTGTTCTCGGTATTGACGTTCAGGAAGTTCCCTACTACCCAGCAGGTTATGTCGACTTGACATTCCCAGCTAACCGTGTATGGGGTTTCCAAAGAGACATTACCGTAAACCGCGAATATGTTGCTAAAAAGGACACAATTGAATACACCGTATTCGTCCGCTTTGGCATCCAGTGGGAAGAAGAAGATGCAGTGGCTTACGCCGATGCAGAGGCAGATGCCTAAACCATAAATTAATAATAATAAAAGGGCAGGGGCTTCGGCTCTTGCCCTTTTATTTATTCTGTTATAATATATATAGGCATAGGAGGAGTTAAACATGTCAGAAAATAATGATCAGGAAAAGTCCTCGGAAATCATTACCGCTAAATCTTCTGTTAAGAAAACGGATGGTGGGGGAATGAAGTCAGTGGGTCAAATTGAGACAGGCGCTATAGGAATCACAGATAAATCAGCAATCAAAAAGTCTACTCAAAAAGAAACAGTTAAGAAATCAACAAAAGAACCAACCGTTGCTATCTATTCTACAAAGAATGTTGTTTGGCAAGGTATTGGAAAAGTTGAAAAAGGCTTTAATATTGTAAAAGAGAAGGATGCGGAAAAGTGGCTAACTCGTAGTCACGTTAGAACCGCAACTCCAGAAGAAGTAGCAAGAGAGTACGGAAAATAGTATGGAATTATTGAGGATACCGTCATATCAGACAGATGCACTTATATCTGTATCCGGTGCATCTACTGGATATAATTACACTATCACAGACATGGCGGATCACTCAATAACAACCGGAACGGTTACATCAACCTCTGGCTCAAAAGTAACGATTTCAATGCCATCAGAGTATGATGGATCTTATATTGTAAATGTCGATAGCGAAGACCACTATATTGATGTAGTTCGTCCATACGTTGACCCAACAACAAAGGCCACGACAGCAACAGGAATTTCAGAGTATCTGAAAAGTGAAGAGCTAGCAAGGGCTATTATAGATTCGGTAATAGTGGAAGGTTTTTACTACAAGAAGCATGTTTTGGAAACAACCGGACTGGGGACAGATTACATACCATTATGGGTAAATGCTAGAAAAGTTATTAAGCTATATGAGAACAACGTTTTGCTTTTTGATGCGAACGACCCTGCAAGCTATAGTACCGCCTATAAGGTAACCCAGGACAGGACAGCCGTTGTTGAAGTTTATGAAGATAGAATTAACAGGCTAGAATCTGCACAGCTTATTATGCCAACAGGCGTATCAGATATTTTAGATATGAAGTATTCCTATCGAGGATTTCCTAGAACTTTTGACTATAGAATACTGCTAGCAGTCGGATACCCCAAAATTCCTGGAGAGATTGTTAGAGCGGCAGAGCTTCTTACAGAAGATATTGCTTGTGGAAAACTAGAGTATGCCGAGCGCTATATGAAATCTTATCAAACTGATCAGTTTAAAATTGGTTTTGACAATCGTGTCTTCGAGGGAACGGGGAATCTGGTAGTAGACAAAATCTTATCTAATTATGCTAAGTCTATTACAAGGCTTGGAGTCTTATAATGGATTGCGGATCTAAAGACCCACTCTACCCACTGCAAGCAGACATCTTTTACCCCGAAGTCTCTCAGGGTGCTTATGGCAATGTGTCAAAAAGATGGATGAAGGACAGAACTATTGTCTGTAGTCTTGGTCCAGCTGGTTCTAGGTTTAAAGAAGAGCTAACCCCAAACATAGACATATCTATTGAGTCTATGCTTATTGGAAGATTTAAAGAGGACATTAGGTTTACAGGGGAAGACAGAGGTAAGGCTATGACAAACATTGTTATTAGCAATGTAAAGGATAGAAGCTGTCAAGACCTATACGTAGAAAGTTCTGGCATACGCAAAAACCAGTCTACCATATTTGAAGTTGCAACCGTTACTCCGCACATTGGGCCATTTGGCAAGGTGGAGTACTATAGGGTAATTCTAAAGAGATCAGAGAATCAGGGGGTAGACGTTTGATAGAGTTAAAAGTAAATACCAATCAGTTCATGAAAGACATGGACTCAATCATGAAATACTCTATAGGATTCTTAGAGGGTGCTCAAGATGGAAAGACAGAGCTTCTTAAAACCATTGGAGAAAAAACTTCAGAAATACTTGAGCAATTTATAGACGCTAACGCCAGAGCAAACCCCTCAGTCTTGCACCACATCTACGAATGGAGTGAGGTTGGAAACCCATCTGCAAGACTTTTTAACTTAGAGTATTTTGTTGCTGGCGGAGGGCTAACCTTTAAGTCAACTTTTAGCCAGTCTTCATCGGTTCGGGCTGGCTCTAGCGTACCTTTTTATGATAAGGCAAGAATCATGGAAGACGGAATCCCGGTAGTGATAAGGCCAAAAGCCGCTAACGTCCTTTCATTTGAAGATGATGGACAGCAGGTGTTCACAAAAGGACCAGTGTCGGTCAGCAGTCCAGGAGGAAGCTCTACAAATGGAGGTTTTCAGGAAACGGTAGACATGTTTTTTAATTCTTACTGGAGGCAATCATTTTTAGAGACTACGGGAATCTCAGACATTCTTCGTAATCCAATACAGTTTAAGCAAAACCTTCCAAGAGCAAAAGCCGGTGGAAGGGCTAAGGGGTACGACATAGGCTATCGATGGATTTCAGCAGGGGGTGCTAGATAATGGCAGTACACTATCCACCAGTGTTTATTAACAACTACCTGGCAGAAAAGATACCGGAAGAGCTATCTACATACTTTTCTGGCGCTATGAAGTTTTTTCCCACACAACCTACTAGCATTGACACATTGACAGAAGAGTTTCCAGATTCTGCCGATGAAGTTTTTGCAGTTTACGACAGGATGTTTAGGCTTAGAAGAACTCCGTTCCCACATTGTCGCGTAGAGCAACTTCTTTATTACTTTTATAAAACTGCTGGCGGTATTGAGGCATTAATTGAAACAACTCAAGCTGTTCAGGATATACTAGATAACGGTAGTGATTCAACGGAAGACCTTAACTATTGGATAAAGGAAAAGTATTCTGCTGAATCAAAAACAGAGTTAGTGTTGCCATCTGAGATTAAGACAAGGCTAGATCGATATACCTCCGGAATGTCTGCAACAGAAAAAGAAGACTTTGTTATAGAAAATTCTAAAGAGACTGCAGTCGTATCTTTTGGAGAACAGGACTTCTTTTTGCCTTATTTTTATGAAATGAAAATATTCCACCTAGAAGAGTCAAGAGACATCATAGACTTTGGAACAGCAAGAACTTACGCAGCAAATAAAATTATTTTAGAGTATATGTGGCATAAGCCTTAAAATAATTATATTAAAAAACAAGTGGTATAATTATATCGAGGAAACGCGCCTACTACTTTAATGAAAGAAGAGGTGAAAAAATATGGCATATACACGTGGTTCAAACGCTAACATTATTGTTGGTGCAGCAGCCCTGTTTGCTTACGAAGACGGAGAGTTGACGGAAGTAGACTTGCCAGCCTACGTTGATGGGGAGTCTTACAAGACTACCCTTCAGGATGATGTTTCATTCAGAAACGTAGGATACACCATGAATGGTTTGGAAATTCAATTCCAGCCCGATTTTGGTGAGGTCCAGGTTGACCAGCTTCTCGACGTTGCTAAGCTATACAAGCAGGGCATGCAGGTTAATCTCAATACAGCTTTTGCCGAAGCTACACTTGAGAACTTGCTCGTTGCTATTGCTGGCAAAGACAATGACCTAAGCGCAGCAGATAGTTCTGGAGATATCTCTATGGACCTTTCCGCAGGCGATATTGGTGAATGTCCCGTCGAGCGTGGACTGGTCGCTGTTGGTCCAGGTACAGGAGATTGCGCTGTTGGGGAATCCCTAGAGCGTATCTACGTTGCATACCGGGCTCTCTCAATTGAGAGTGTTACAGTATCAGCAAAACGAGACGAGCCTACAATGTTCGAGGTTTCGTTCCGTCTGCTACCCAATGACACAGACGCTTCATATGGTAAGATCGTTGATCGTACCATTCCAGCTGGTTCCTAGTCAAAACAAATCAAAAAGCAATGCCCAGGATCAAACCTGGGCATTGCTTTTTTGGTACAATTATACAATGGCAACAAAAGTTTATGAGGTTGATCGAGTCACACTGATGGATGGTACCTCGGTAGAGCTTAAGCCGTTAAAGATTAAATACCTTCGGGATTTTATGGAATACTTTGATATTATAAAATATGCAAAAAACGACGAAGACTCTATAAAGATACTTTCACACTGTGCATTCATAGCGCTAAAGTCTCAATATCCAATAATGTCAAACATTGAAGAGCTTGAGGATTCCGTAAACCTGCCAACCATATATCAAATTTTAGATATTACTGCAGGAATAAGGGTAAACCCCAAAAAAGAAGAGTCTGTAAAAGAACAGGCAGAGGATAGCAAGTCTTCAACTTGGGACAATTTAGATCTTGCAGAGCTAGAGGCTGAAGTTTTTCTTCTAGGAATTTGGAAAGACTACGAGCAGCTAGAGCTTGCGCTCTCCATGCCAGAGCTTACGGCAACACTTAAATCAAAAAGAGATCTAGACTATCAAGAGAAAAAATTCTTAGCAGCAATTCAAGGGGTAGACCTAGACAAGCAGTCTGGTAAAGATAAAACTAATGCCTGGGAAGAGATGAAGGCTAGGGTATTTAGCGGTGGACAAACAAGTGATCCAAACGATATTACGTCTTTTCAAGGGGTAAAAGCTCAGCAGAACGGTTTTGGCATTGGCATGGGCATCGGATATCAGGACTTACGCAAAAAATAAAGACCATCCCTATGTTATAATTAGTATACCGTTTATAACGTTATGAAAGGAAATAAATGGCTACTACAGTAAATGAAGAGAAAGAGCTTACTCTCATTGACGGAACAAAGATTAAGGTGCGTCCTCTAAAAATTTCGCTTCTTCGTCCGTTTATGAAAAAGTTCGAGGGTATCGCAGA